TTTTTAATGGCATAATTTATCCTATGTAAACGTTATGTTGAAAACAATCTTGCTCAGCAAGCCTTCGCTTTTTAATACCTGCATTTTCTTTCCCGCCTGCCATAGACCACTTAGGAAACTCTTGTGCAGCAGCTTCCATGTTTCCTTGTTTAATAAATCTTAGTAGTGTAGAACGCTCAAAAGCACCACAGCCTAAGTTATAAACAAAAGACACAAGGGCATCAAATTGATTTTGAGTTAAATTAGGACAGTTGTAGTTAACACAGTTTTCTGCTGTCTCTAAATCTTTTGCCAACAAAGAAGTAGCTTGTCCCATAGTAATAGGACTTCCCGCTACACAGCCATCACCAGCAACAATCAGGTGTCCATAACCTACAGTAAGCTTTCCTGCTACATCGTCGTAAGGCATTGCACGAAAGCCTTCAAACGTTTTAATCTGTTCAATACCGTGATAAGAAGTTTTCATACGTTGTAATAAGGCATTTTATAGTTAGTGCCATTAATATTTATAATTACATAGCCTACAGGTTTAGCAGGCAAATTAGCAGCAGTACCTGCAGCACCTACAGTAGCAGCAGTAGTATTAGTTAAAGCTACATTACCTGTAACGGCAACACCTGTAAGTGTGCCACCAGTAATAGCTACGTTGCTGGAGTTCTCTGTAGCCATAGTACCGAGACCTAAATTAGCTCTAGCACCTGCTGCTGTAGAGGCTCCTGTACCGCCTTGGACGATTGACCAAGTTTGATTACCTGTTTGAGCCTGTTGTACATAAGTACCTAGATTATTAAACCAAGTTCTCCAGCTAAAGCTTTCCTCAATAGGAGTCTGAGGGATTGGAGGTAATAGATTAGATGCCACTCTCAACTCCTTCTGCATAACCATGTGCTTGCAACTCTTCTAAGTTCTTCTGAACCTTCTCACCAATGTCTGTACGGTAAGCAATAGAGTTAGGAATCTCAATCTTCTTCTTGATAGTGCTATATACCTTTTCACGAGCAGACTCAATAGAATCACCTAAGCCTACTACGGTACATACATAGTCACCAGCAGTAACAAACATAGGTTCATTGAACTTAAGCTTACCGTCAATCATTGCAGGGCCTTTGCCCCACTGTACTTCACAGAGATGCACATCAGTAACGGCATCATCCATATCAATACCCCAGATAGGATAGTTAGAGTTTTCTTTCTTGGTGATATGACTGAAAGGATAGTCAGGAATAGTTACAACAACACCTGCTGCAATCTTATTAGAGACACGCAAGGTATCTTCACCATTGATCAGATCTAACATCCACTGAGCAGGGTCTCCCTTGTGCAGGCTTAATTGAATATTAAATAAAGGCCAGCCAGGACGCATAGTAAACTCCAAAGGCCATGCTTGACCCTTATCATCCACAATGCAATTAACGTCAATATAGCCAGTGTATCCAAGTCCATGGAGCATGTCCTCTAAAGGTAATAACATCTGTTGTGCTAGTTTAGAATCTTGTGTATAACGAACAATAGTACCTTGCTCGCCTGTAGTGACACCAAGCTCACCGTCCATTAATTTCTTATGTTCCCAAGACTCGCAGAAGTTCTTAGAAAAACCTCCTGCACCAAACCAACCACCTACACCGAATTCTATGCCTGGACGAAACTCTTGAAGAATGAATTTACCTTTAAAGGAGTTCTTCTTCTTCCAACGCATGAGCATGTAGATCATGTCAGCAGCAGACTTAGCTACATAGGATAAAGTCTTGTCACCGTCACCAATAGGTTTAGATACAAACCTGCGAGGGTTCTGGGTAACGAAAGCAATAGCGTCATCATAGTTCTCAAACGTCTGGCTAGGAATAGTTTTAATCCCTGCTAGGTTCAGAATCTTTTCTCCATGATCACGTTCTTGTTCCCAACGATTAGTATCAATGGAAGGACCAAAGATAGGATAACCTTTATCACGATAACGCTCTAGGGCATGGATGTAAAATAGATTGTCTGTACAGAACACAAGGTCTGCCCAGTTCATGTGATCTTCCCAGTTGCTTACACGCTTAACAAGACCACCATCACCTACTTCAGAACGGCTACCGTCTTTGTTGTGACGAATAAACATCTTAACTTCATGTCCATACTCTTGACTACGTAGTGCAAAGGAAAGGCCACAACCACAGCCTGATTGATCAATGATTAGTATTTTCATTCTTTTTTCTTACCGTAAATAGGAAGACCTAGTGTACCAAATACTGCACGTTTAAGTTCTTCACCTTTAGGAGCACTGCTAGCAGCCTGTATTTGAAAAGGCACTGCCGTCTGACCAATAGCTTTGGCTTTAGCCAGTGCAGATTTATCTCGCATAGGGCCTAGACCTGGGATTGCACCTGTCGTTGCTATAATAGCAGCACGAGGAATAAAACCAAGCTTGTTAGTTAAAGTCTTTAATGGGTCCATTGTCCAGTGAATAGCTTCCATCGAATGTTTAGCTAACTGCATGGAAGTACCATCTCTGAACTCAATACGTGTAGGATCTTTGTTGTCCCAAATATCATGACCAGAAGTCCAGTTATTAATTCCATTTAATACTGTAGCATAAATCATTGCATTTCGCAACTGGTATTGACGTGCAAAGTCAGCTTCTAGTCTAGGGTTCCAAAGACCTTTAAGGCCAGAACCTTTATTAAACATTGTAGTAAATGCACGTAAGGTAGATACAGTCCAGTCAGGAGCAAACATCAATAACTGTAAGTTACGACGACCTGTAGGATTGAAAGCTGTATTAGCTAATTCTTTTAATACTTTATTATTAGTACGTGAACTAATCTCAAACCAGTTCAAGCTACCAAAAGTATTATTAGCATAAGAAGCAATCTCACGAGCCAATAGTTTAGGATCTACATCAGGATAAGCAAGCTTAGCTTCTTCTAGTTTTTTTAAAGCTACTAAAAGTTTAAAACCTGTAGCAGCAAAGTCCCAAGTAAGTTTATCAAAAGGCTTTAGAGTAATATCTTCTACTTTACGAAGAGTAGTCTCACCAATCTTAGTATCTTTAGTAGGTCCATACTTGTTTAATGTCCAGTCAGCAGCTCTTCCAATATCAGATAAGATACCTCTGGTAACGTCTTCAGGAGGCTCTACAATTACGCCTTCACGTAACAGTAAGTCAACGTCATCTTTAAAACCACCCTCACGTAGCATTTTTAAAGCTGCTTTAGTTCCTGGGAAACCTGTAGCTAGTTCTTTTAAAAATAATTTAGGGTCTGATAACAAGAAGGCTTCAGCTAAAGACTTAGCATGGAAAAGACTTCCTACAACGTTAGCACGTTTAGCCGCTTGAGAGACTGCATTGAGTCCCTTCATGATCAATCCTGGATTTGTATTATCAAATACAAACTTCATAGGCAAAGCCATATCAGGATGGAAAGAGTAGCCAGGCATCTGTGGGAATGTTACCCAATCACGAGGTGAAGGCTCTTTTTCTGTAATCTTATGTGCTACAGGATAACCTTCTACGTCAGTCATACCTTTCAAGGACTCAAGCATCTCTTTATTAAGAATAGCTTTTTCCATCGAGGCAGAGTATTGTTTCCAGATCTCAGCAGCATTTTTGGTCTTAACAACCATACCGCTATCTTTAATAGCAGCTTCTAAGTCTTCAAAGGTCTCGTACTTACGCTCTTTGCCGAATCTAGACTTACCAGAAGTACTAGGACTTCTTGAACCACCAGACTCAATAAAAGCTTTAACTGCATCAGCAGGAGTTTTGATACCAGACTTCTCAAAGTCTACAACGTGTGGAATGTAGTCCTCAATAAAGCCTTTAATAACTCCAGCTTTTTTTCCACGTTCATAGAACTCTTTATAACCTTTATCATAAAGCTTGTTAGCTTCTAGCTGTTCTGGGGTTAGTTTAGAGTAATCTTTAGCATCACGAGCAAGAGTAATAGCTTCCTGACCTAGTTCATCAGGTACAAGCTTCTCTGCTTTGATTTTTAGATTGTGAGACAGACGAGCATTAGCGTTATAATCGTTAATACGTTTACGAATAATGTTCTCTGTAGCTTTACCAACATCAACTTCTTCTTGTAAAGTGTTTAGATCTTTAATGTTCTCTTGCTCTTTCATCTTTAAAGTAGCAGGCACATCTTCAGACAAAGTTTCTAAATCGGGGAAGCCTTCGGCCTTAACAGGTTTAATTTCTTCAATCGGTTTACCTTGTTCAGTTTTACCTGCAATCTTTTCCCAACGAGAACCAAGATCTTCCATCTTCATTTGTGCTTCAGTCTTGGCAGGTGCTTTTTCAGGAGGAACAGGCATCTCTACAGTAGGCTCTTCAGGGGCTTTAAAGCCTTCTCTGGTAGCAACCTTACGTATACCCTTACCTGCACCTTCCAAAGCCGTGTGCATGGCCTCAAAACCAACAGCAGTATATATAGACTCAGTAGCAGCGTTCATCAAATCTTTAGGGTCTACATCACGACCTTCAAGCTTTGCTCTAGCACCTTCAGCACCAGCAGCTAGTACACCAAACTGTGTAGCAGTATTTGCTGTGTTATAGGCTGCACGACTAACCTTTGCTACTCGACCTGCATCAGCAGCTAAGGGAGCAATACGTCCTAAACCACCAGTAGCAAACATTTCAGGGTCATATACAAGACCCTTGATTAAATCAGCAGTAAAAGCTCCTGGATTGTCAGAAGCTTTCTTAGCAATAGCTTTACCAGTCTCTACAGGATCAGCAACACCTTCTTTAAGAGCACTAATAGTTTCAGACGCACTTCTAGCTACTTGCTTTTGTTCAGCAGGGGTCACAGGTTCAAGACCAGGCATAATGCCACCTAGAGCAGACCTTGCGGTGTACTCTACAATAGGGGCTATCATAGATTTTTCTTTCCAATCTTTCCATGACATTTCTCCTAAGCCTTTACCAAGCTCAGAAAAAAACCCTTTTGATTCTGCTGGAGCTGCTTCTACTGTTACGCTGCTGTCTGGAACAGGAAGGTCAGCTAAGCCTTTAGAAGAAGAAGGAGATGGGGGTGGAACAGGAAGACTTGAAATGTCAGCCATTAGTCACTATAACCTTTAGATTTAAGGAATTCTTTAGCTTTTTTAGTATCGCCACCAAAGTGCTGATCTGCGTAATCTTTTAATGTAGCAGCATCTGGCATCTTTTGAGTTTTAGTAGCAGCTTTCTTTTCAGCAGGCTTAGCAGTTTGTTTTCCTGCTGGTTTGTAAACACGTTCTTCTTCGCTAGTACCAGGAATACCTACACCAAATATAGTCTTTTTGGTTTTAGTAGTAGGAAAATCTTTTGCAATAATGTCGTCACGTGCTTCATCAACAGCTTCTTGAACACTTGAATAATCACCAGGATTGTTTTTATAACGTTGACGGCCTTCGTTTTCAATACGAGAAGCCACAGAAGAAAGCTGAGCAGAAGATAAAGGTTTTAAATTACCTTGAGCATCAGGTGTCTGAATGTCACCTAATTCTGCTTGTAAAGAACTTGTTTGACGTTTAATAGCACCTTGAGTAGCTTCTTTAGCAGGTTTAATGTTGCTTGCTTTGTTTGCAGCAGCTTTTTCTTTACGGATAACATCTAGTTTACGAGTATCCGCATCTTCTAAACGAGCCTCACCTACAGCTAGTTTGTATTCGGCTTCAGCATTCTGTAAAGCTGTCTGGCCCATCTTAACAAACATCTTTTGCTTTTGTTCAAAAGGCATACGAGGGTCATTAGCTATAGATCTAAGAATCATTTTCTCGTTAGTAGCCAAATTAGGAACAGCGTCAACAGCAGATAGAAGATCTGATGGATCTTTAGCACCTTGAGCTAACTGGCTTGCATAACCTAAATTAGTCTTAGCAAGCTTGATTTCATTTAATTTAGATTCTTGATTAGCAGTAGCTACTTCACCAGCTTCCTTTTGGAAGATGTGTTGTAATGAGCCTAAACCTTTTTGACCAGCAAGTACAGAAGCTTTAGTCAAAGCTGCCTGTTGCATATCAGGAGTCATAGCTTCAGGAGTAGTACCTTTGTACACCTCTTGAAGAATGTTAGACTGAGCAATCTCAGTACCAACTTCTCGGCCTGTTTTAATACCTGAGACTAGTGCCTCAAATGGTGATTGTGCCATATTGTTCCTTAGACTGCCATGTAAGCAAGGTCATAAACACCGCCTGCAGAAGAAGCTCCGCCTGCATA